GTGTGGCGGAACTAGCCACTGCACTCGGAGAACTCGTCCGTGAGGGCATTCCAACTATGTTGGGTGCTACCTTATGGAAAGCTCGCACTGAAGGCCTGCGAAAGCAAGCTAACAGTGTGGGCGGTGAGTATCTGAATACGCAGTTTGGCTGGCTACCTCTCGTGTCCGATATCCGAGATGTTTCTAAGGGTATCGTCCAATTTGACAAGCTGATTTCTCAGTATGTCAGAGATGCGGGCCGTGTAGTTCGCCGCAGGTATGATTTTCCACCTACCGAAACACATTCATTCACGGTAACGAACTCTTCCGCGAGTGCGAAAGCAATCGCGAGTAGAGACGCTACTCAGTGGCATGATAGTTTCGGCCTAGGGAAGGTCGAAAGGGAACGACATACGTCGATCCGCCGCTGGTTTTCAGGTGCCTTTACTTACCATCTACCCGATGATACTGGTAGTGGCTTTGTAGGGCATGCCGAGTCTGCAATTAAATTGCTAGGCTTGGACCTGGATCCAGAGGTTCTTTGGAACCTTACCCCTTGGAGCTGGGCCACTGACTGGTACGCGAACACAGGTGATGTTTTACATAACCTTAGTTCGTGGTCAGCCGATGGTCTCGTCATGAAGTATGGTTATATCATGGAACATTCAATTGTTCGTGATACCTACCGCTTCATGGGACCGACGTCTTTTAAGTCGCCGGTCTACCCTCAGCCAGTAACCCTGGTTACGGAGGTAAAACTCCGTAGGAGGGCTTCACCTTTCGGTTTTGGCATTTCTGACGGGGCTTTGTCAACCCGCCAGAAGGCCATTGTGGCTGCTCTTGGCATGAGTCGAGCGTAGCTACAGGATGTTGTCCTGAGTCAAACGCCGTTGGGGTCCAAGACCTGGGCCCTAGGAGTGATGCCTATGGCACTTGCCGATCCTCAGACCATCACAATCAATGCCGTACCTCAATCACTTCCGAGAACTTTTTCGGAAGGGCGCGAGGCCGTGTATTCGAGTGCTGATGGCCTTTGGAGATTGTCGCTTAACCATAACCTGATTAAACAGGGAAGGACGCGACACCTCCTGAGGTTCGACCACGCGAAGGTTACTTCCGATCCGTTTGTGCCCACGCAGAACGTGAAAGTCAATACGGCCATTTATTTGGTCGTTGACGTTCCGCCTGCCGGGTACACGAATGCGGAAGTTATGCAGGTATATTCAGGATTTAAAACCCTGTTTACTGCATCTTCGGACGCGGTCATCTCCAAGCTAATTGGTGGTGAGTCGTAGCGAGGGTGACGTCGAGAATATAAATCGACGTCATCGCCGCGATGAGATTAGCAACAATGAAATAGAAGTGACGGTCAGAGTTAGCTATAAAACGCTAGCAATGATCTTCGCTCTTTTCGGCGTTGCCAATCGTATCATCGAATCACTGTCTGGAACTGATTTGTCCAGAGTAAGCGAAACGCTATCTGGGCTCATCCCGTTTTAGCGGTGATGGCTGGGATTATCCCACTCCCGTGGTTTAGTGCCTTCGGTGGCTTCCCGCCACCTCCGGTACTAAGCCGGTAACATAGGCTATGGATCGGTTACCTCCAAATAAAGGAGGGTCGATGAAAAGCCTGATGTCACTCTGGTCCCGATTAGCAGAGGAATCTGCTAATCTATGCTGCACTAGCGCCAGCCGCGACATTAATACCGTCGCGGCTCGTGTCGAACATGAGGGGTTATCGTTTTTAACGATAACCCTACCTAGCCTTGGAAAGTCTATCCAAAAATGGATTGACCAAGGCTATGTGGCTAACCATCCCTCGTTCTTGACTGAACGTGGGAGAAGTCTCCCCCGATTTCTCGGAGGTTTCTTCAGCCGTGTGTTCGACTGTGATAGTGGCTTGCTACTTGACGAGCCATGTACGGATTCTATCATCGCCCTACGCCAACTTACGTTGATGTTCGGTAAGATGGAACTCAGGTGCTCTCCAGCACGTGAGTTAGAAGCCGTTGTGAACTATGTCAAGTGTGAGCAGGAAGTCCGTTCGTTCGATAAAGAACTCAAGGAGAGCGATCTTCTTGAGTTCGTCAGTATGTCGAACGTATTGTTCGGCAGTATGTTTACCAAGGTAGATAGAGATATCTACTCTGGGAACTACGTGCCTAAACATGGTCCAGGATCCACCGCTGACAAACTTCTGGGAAACCAGAAGTTCAATCAAACGGTCTGGACCAAACGTCTCGAGAAATCCGGCCTCGCGGCCGGAGAGAATCTCCTCCCCAATTGGCGTTTTTACGACCAGTTGGGCGGAGTTGACTTCCTCGAACCTGAGGCGGAGGTGCCTGTAAAGGTCACCCTCGTCCCTAAGACGC